AGGGCGGTTTACACCTGAAAAATCATTAATTGAAGCCTCAGTAAGCTGATTATAATCTAATCCTAAATAATAAAGAATAAGATGCTTACTCAAGTTAAAATTAATTAGAAGTTTCCTATCATCTGGAATTTGTTCATATCTGTAGGAACTAAATGAGTGTAGAATGATTTGTTCTTCATAACCTTTTAAAGTAACTTGATTTCCAAACTCAAACTTAAACTTTTTAGTACGTTCTATTTCTCCATCAAATGATAGATTAACTGATTCAATTACTTTATTAGTATTATAACTGATTTGATCAGAATAATTATAAGTAATCCATTTTATAAATAATTTAACAATTTTCTTTAGTTCAGTATCTGTAGGAACAGTTTGAATATATGATAGTACAACCAATATTTGATCATTTAAATTACGATTTTTTGATTGATATATCCATTTATCAAACATTTTCTTATGATTCCATACAAGTGTATTTTCATCAAATCTTCGTTTTAAAAAGTCAATATCTTTATCTAGATCACATTTAAATTTGGTTGAACGCATATTCGGCAACACTAAATCAGATTTCAATCCACATTCACTAATATACTTATCAATATTTACTAGATTTTTATGATCCTTAAAGAATGCACGAGTATCATCACCGTAAACTTCTATATGCATATTATCAGCGTAATTGTCACCATAGATTTTATATCCAATAACACACCAATAAATTAAATTAACATAACAATTTATTAATGAACCAGCAGGATGACCTGAAGGTTGACTTCTATTTAGTTCGATTACAATACCAGGAGGTACAATTACATATTTTGTAACAACTGACATAATAAAAGTAGTTACCATATTATTATTCAATTTCGAATTAGGAACTGCGTTACAAAGCAAAGCAGCACCAAGTTCAAGAAAGTGAGTATCAATATTTGAATCATAAAAAGACCAATCGGCTTCCATAACATAATCATAATCTAATGCGCGTTTAGTTAGATTAAATGGTTTCTTTGCATTAAATT